CGCAATAGCAAAGGTAATAGGTGTCGTATCTGTGAAGTTAATAACATTAAGGGCTGCCTGCCTGATCCATGCAGTGCTGTCCCAGACATATTGAACGCTGGTGTTGGTGTCAAACCATTGCTGCCCTTCAAAGTCACCGCTGCCTACTGGCGTGCCTGCTTGGACGATGGTGGCACTGTCATCTGCCATCTTGGCGCCGGTGATAGCACCATCAAGCACCTTGGCGGTGGTGATCGCATCAGCGGCAATGGCATCAGCGGCAAGGCCGGCCGCGTCTACCTTGGCGGTGGTGATGGCGCCAGCCGCTACTTTGGCGGTGGTGATGGCGCTGTCAGCCACCTTGGCGGCTGTAATGGCAGCGTCAGCGACAGCAGCAGTGCCGACTGCGCCAGCAGCGAGCTTGGCGCCGGTCACTGTGGCATCAGTTAGCTTGCCGCCAGGAATTGCGCCATCAGCAAGGTTGAGCTTGCCGTAGGTGATGGTAGTGGCAGCAATCTTGGCGTCGGTAACTGCAAGGTCGCCGAGTTTCGCGGTGGCGACAGCGCCATCGCCTAGCTTGGCTTCTGTAACCGCAAGGTCAACAATGGCCGCCGTGTCAACAGCATCATCGGCCAACTCGCTAGCACCAATAGCGTTAGGCGCCACTTGCGTGGCTGTAATGGTATCGTTGGCGATCTTGGCGCCTGTGACAGCGCCATCTGCGATTTTTGCCGTGGTGACGCTGCTGTCGGCGTAGGCAGCGGTATCGAGTGCGGTTACCTTGGCAGTGGTGACAGCGCCAGCAGCTAGCTTGGCGGTGGTAACTTGCAGGTCGCCGATGCCAGCAGTGGGAGCGACTACTTGTTGGTATGCGCTGCCGTCAAATACCTGCAGGGCTGCGCTGGTGCTGTTGAAGTAGCCGCGCCCTTCAAAGTTATCCGTGCTCGGGGCAGTAGTCTGCACAGCGATGGAGCTGTCGTGTGCCAGCTTGGCGGCAGTGACCGCATCGTCCGCCAGCGCCGTGGTGCCCAGCTTGGTGGTGCTGGCTTGGTCCAGCTTGTCGAGGTCGATGCTGCTGACATCGATCAGGTCTAGGCCGGCATCAACCAGATCCTTGGCGGTGACCTTCTTGGTTTGGCTGGCGGAGATGTCCGCAATGGGCAGCACATCCGTGGCGGCCACGCCTGCCTTAGGCAGGGATGTCAGCTGGGTTATTCGCTGGTCAGCCAAGGTTCAACTCCGTGCTATGGACAGTTTAGTCCTCTGTTTCCTTCAGTAGGAAGTCAAGGGACTGTTCAATTTCAATGCGGTCATCGTCTTCCTTGAGGACGTAGCCGGCGGGTTCACCCACGAGCAGGCGGATTTCGCCAGTTGTTACAAAGTCTATCGTACATGTGATGGCGCTATCGGCGTTCACGGTTACGCCGGTTTGCGTAACCATTGCCTGCATCTCGTAAAAAACATTGGTAAGCGACTGGTTTAGCTCCTTGTCTACTAGGTAAAGCGCCAGGTCGAACTCGCTGCCGATGTCAACGCGGTGTATGAGTTGCAGCATCAAAAGCGGCGTCTCTTTGATGCCTGTTGACGTGTAGTCAAACAAGCAATCAATAGAACCGCTGCCACTTATATTCCCCGCCGAGTACTGCTTTTGAAACTTATCAGATAGGCTTGTGGTGTCAATAGTTTCGCGGCTGGTGTTGAGCGTGTAGCTGGTTACGTTGCCGAGCACGTTAAACGCTACGTCGCGCACTCGGACATTGATTTCTAGCGCAGCGCCTGCGAACGCTGCAAGGCTGATCTCTGCTGCGCGGTTATTGTTGACGGCGTTTTCAAACTGATAAAAGAAGCGCAAGCCGCCTACAGCATTGACATGCACGTACGCTGAGATGGTGGGCTCGACTGTTGCGGATGGCCATGCTGATGTGGCAAAGCACACCAGTCCGCGAGCGTCGGTGGTGCTGATGTCGATGCGGTCACCTGTAAGCAGGTTGTCCGTTGCGAGATCAAAGCTAAGGCGATTGAGGCTTGTGTTTACGTCATCAGGCTTTATGTGGTCTTCCAGTATTCCATAAGGCGCATCGATGCCACGCCGCAAGCGGACGTTGCCGTGATTGCCAAGGAATACTGCCATTAAACTATGACTTCGTGAAAGTCGCCATCCATTGTGAACTGAATTGGCACTACGCTTAGCTCACCGGTGCTAACTGATACTTGGGCGCTGGTAATGTAGGCGTACATCTTGATGTCATCTGCTGAGCCGCCGCCTACGTTTAAGTCTAGGAATACACGATCTGCATTTGTTATAGTGCCTTTCCGCATAATTTTAGACAGCAGCGCCGTAAATTGGGTCTTGGTTGCGGATTCTCCTGCCTCTAGCCTGTAGTACATAAGCGTGGCGCTACCGGTGGCACCTTTGACACCAGGCGTAAAAGTGTTGACGGTGCTATCAATTGAGTTTGTTGACAGCAGCTCTACTGTGGTCTCCACCGACCAATCGCGGATTTTTGCAACTTTTTTGCCATTGAAAATAAGGTGTCCTGATCGCCCTGTGTAAAAACCCATTGCTAGGTGCTGCTCATGATGCGCTTAGTCTAGCTCTTCGATCTTGGGTTAGCCGGCGTAGTACACCTCGAACTCATTGGGCGCGGCTGCCGTACCATCGCTGGTAATGTCAAGGACAGCGCCTTTAGCAGTCGCGGAAATCGTGAGCGCACCCGTGGCAGCGACGTGGGTTCGCACGTAGTAGGTGGCGGTAGCTGAAATCGGCGCCGGCAGGGTGCCAGTACCAGCAGCTCCGGTCCGGCTGTTGACGATACGGAATTTGATCGGGTTGCCAGCTTTTAAGTTTGAGTGGGGTGGAATGGTAATAACATTGGCGCTAATATCGACATTGGCTTCGGAAAAGCGGCCTTCCACATCGCCATCAATGGTAAATAGTCCAGCCGCATGATTGGCGATGCCTTCGGCGATGAGTGATTGGCCATTGGTGTCGCATGGGTGCTCCACGGCGCGGACAGTGGTTTCGCCTTCCTCTTCCATGGTCACCTCCGTCACGCGGAACACCCGCTTGGAGCGTACGGTTTGACCGAGGACGAATAAGTCGCCCCTGCGTGAAGCAAGCGTGGGCGCAGCACCGTTGGCAACCGCCACACCATTGAAAGACCTTGTGCCGTCAGTGCTGCCGTAGGTTAGTACGTTATAGGTGCCGTTGGGGATGCCTTGTAACGGCACATTGAAAACGCCACCAATCTCGATGCGGCCGGTGTAGATGCCATCCCACTGGTTGTTGCTGGTTTCAACGTAGACGTAGCTGCCGGGCATCACAAAGATGTCTGTCGGGAACGTCATAAATTCAATGGCGCGGCGGTTGTAACGGCGTATGTTGCAGAGGTATTTGCCCAGCAGAACGGCTTGGGCGCGTGTTGTTACAAATTGGGAGAGGTCGATGCTTTCGCGTATTGCGTTGTTTTCGTCCGTGTCAGTGCGGCGCACTTCTACGCTGTTGTTGCGGGGGAAGACGCTGCCGCGCTCGACGTCACGGTAGATCAACGTGATGACCACATCTTGAACGCTAGCGCCATAGTCGATGAACTCCTCCTTGAAAGTGTCTTCAAGGATGTTGCCTTGGTTGAACAGGGCCGTGATGGACACGTTGCGCGTCATCCGGCCACTGGATTTGATGTACGGCAGTGCTGGCACTAGCGTTTCTTTACCGCCAATCTTGCCGAGTTCCAGCAAGCTAAATGGTGCCACCTGCGCCCAGAACTCACGCCATGGCCTGCCATCTGCAATAATTCCATCCATGAATAGCCGGTTCCGCTGGCAGAATCGCTTACTTTGCGCTAGTTGCATCACGTCAACAGAATGCAAGCTGGCATATTGGCCAATGCCATTCACTCCATCCAAAATGGTATCTAAGAAAATGTCAGGCGCGAAGGAAGTGGAGTTGCTGGGACCACTGTTGGCAAAGGCTGTGATGGCGTTATCGTTTTGGCTGCCCGTTGCTTCATTGCCAAAGTAGTTTTGGCTGGTGGGCAGCAGCCTTACTCGCTTGCCCTCGGTGACGTATGCGCTGACGCTGCGCAAGTCTTGGGTGCCAGCGCCTGAAACAACATGCAAAGCCAAGGTAGAAAGGCCAGCATATAGATTGGGGCTATAAGTATTCCATGACTCGAGGCGCTGCTCTGTTACGGCAGTAAGTTGTATTTCAGGCGACGAATCAAACGAAAATGAAGTGGTCGAAAATGCGTCATAATTGAATAGGTCAAACTCCGTTGTGTTAGCGGGAGACTTGTTAAATGGGGGGTAGTTGCCTCTATAGTTATCTGGGTAAAACGAGCCATTAAAATACAAGTTTACGTTGCTATCTTGTGTCCATTCAACTCCTAGCCCCACTAGCGGACTCGTAGGGTTTAAATAACAGTAAGCGCGGGTGTGAAAAGTGCGTATCTCCGTGTAAGTATCAACAACGGCTTCTAGCTTCACTTCTATAAAGCGTGGGCCTAAATTAAAAGTTGCAAGTTTGACATAAGTAAAAATGCTTTGCTCATTAAACCCACGACAACAAAAAATAAAAGGCAACCGTGCGTATTTACCGGCGTTATCGAAACGATACCAAATAGCAAACATGCTAGTGCGGGCCTTGGCACCATTATCTGACGAACTGTGTCCATAATTAACTTGATCTTTGCCATAGACATTAGCGCGACCACTAATGCGCCGATAGGCTTGAAATCGCAGGGCTAAATCCAAGATGTGACACTTAGTTACGCTGGCGTAGGCAGCCTCTTCAACGCGTGCTAGCCCCTTCACGTGGAATGTTTCCGGGCCGCCTTGCCCTTGTCCTTGTAAGCTGTTGATTTGATTTTGCAGTGCATTATTTTTATTCTGTAATGTGGCAATTTGGTTGTTGAGGGTATTGATACTGGTTTGATACTTATTTCGATCAGCATGGGTAAGCGGTTTGCGATAAGAGCCAAAAGGAGCTTTAAGTAAGCGAACAATTTTACCGCCTTGATTCAAAATGGCTTGATTCGTATTGCGCAACCGTTCGGCGGATGAAATCTGCCCGTTTCTGGCGTCAATTTCTGCTCGCAATGCATTGATTTGCGACCCCACTTGTTGCCAGTGCGCAAGTCCGTAATTAGCGCGTGGCAACTTGCCGGTGCGTATACACTCTAGAACTGCGCTTAGATTACCTTCTTCAATGCCATTATTGCTGCCCCCGTAGTTTACGGAAACCACACGGAATAAAGCAGAGCCCGACTTAAATATAGTGCCGTTATCAATTTGAGAAGCTGAAGCACGCAGCGCATCTTGCCTTGCAATGCCCGCAGTATCGTTAGTGGCTAACTGCTCAATTGTGTGCCCTATAAATAACCCCCAGTAATTACCCACTGGCACCAATGGCCTGCTGTCGTCATCTGGCCAATATAAAGCCCCGCTGCTTGATTGAAAATAAGTATCGACACGCCTACGCTCTGTATTACCTGCTTCATTAAGGATAAGCACATCAGCTACCACGGGAATAAAACCAGTAACGCCAACAGATTTGGCTGTAGTAGGCGAAAATGCTTGACTAAAACCTTCGTATGCTGCGCCAAGATTTAGTTTTGCCGTGGTGTCACTGCCATAAGTTATTGTTGGATCGGTGCCGCCTCCTTTGATTAGGTTTTGATAGCGTGTTGCGCCGTTTTCGCTATAGTATTGCCATACATTGCCAAATACCAAATCCTTGGCGGGGAATTGCCCCAGTGCTGTGCGTTCTGGATCGATGCGGGCAATGCTTGACGCACCAATCGTCATCATTAGCCGCATGAATTGATTGTTGCCAAAGCTAAGGATGGCCGACCACAACAACAGGCTCGCAACGCGCACACCGCCGTTGGCATTTTGCGCGGTGTTGGTATAAACCAATGGCACGGTGTCGCCATATACGGCGAGATCTTGGGCGCCATTAAAGCCAATGCGCGGCGCTAATACTGCATCCCTGGTTTGTGGCGTGCCTTCTTGTTCCTTTGGTGCCTTCGGTGCCTTCGGCTTTGGCATCAGCAGGATGGATGCCACCTGGAAGAGGATGCCTACAATGGCAAGAACAATGGCAACCACTTCTGCGCGAATATCCAGCGCAGTGCTCTGCTTTGAATCTTCGTAAATATGCTGTTGCGCTACAAAGTCAAGATATTCTTCCTTACTGACGCCTAGCGCATCAATAAGGTCATATTCATAAGGCAGCAGCTTGCGGGTCATTTGTTCATCCAGAAGTAATGGCCGATGCCGCTAGGCAATGGCGCCCTGATAACAGCACCACTAGGCGATAGAAACAGTGCGCCGTCTTCCACAATTGTACCCAACGCAGACCCAATTGCAGCCGGAAGCATTGCCACTGCGCCAGGAGTGGGCTGCTTAAGTCGGGTGCCGTTCTCGATCATCCACCGCGCCAGCAACGGTTTGGAAAATGTGCTTTCATCAAACAGCTCATACACCCACTCAAATTGATCGCTGTAATCGGCAAAGCCCAGCCGCTTATGCACTTCACAGGCAAGCTGAAAGCAGTCGGTTTTACCAGACCATGGAGCAGCGCCCCACTGGTACGGCAAGCCAATCAGATCATTGAAGGACAAGTTCTGCATTGAGTGGCAATGGGCCAACAAGGCTACGGGTGAGGGTACGCGCTGGAAACGACGCGCCAACAGAGTCCATAGCGGTGCGGTAACGCAGCTCGATTGTAGTATCTGAGTAGCTGGCGCCAATGCCCACGTATCGCTCTTGGTAGGTGCGTGATGGCGCTAGAGCAGCATTTAGCCATTGCGTGGTAATGGTTAGCCGGCTGAGGCGGTTGCCGTCACCTTGCTCTACAAGGCGGATGGCATACTCCACATTAGGGAACAAGACGCGCACCATGCCGTTGTCGCCGTTGAGGTTGGCGGTGCTGCCTTCAGCGCGAAATGGTGCAAATTCAAAGCGTTGGCCATCTAGATAGCGAGCTTCGCTGACGAAGAAGTTTTGGTAGCGATGCTGCGTGCCACTTTCTGTAACAAGATAAAAGTATTGCGCAAGGCGAATTTCAGTCATCGCATTTCACCCACCAGCTTTACTGTTACGGTGCTAATACCCTTGATGACGCTGCTAACGCTAGGCGGTTCGGCGTATAGCCATTCAATGCCAGAAGGGTTGCGCACCTTGCCTTGCAGGGTCACGGTGTAGCCTGCAAATACAAAAGGGGCGATTGCAAATCCGAGGGTGCCGCCTTGCTGGCCGTTGTAGTGGTCGATGATGGTATTGACTGTCGCTTCTGGGACATTGGCAAACTCTAAATCTAACGTGTAACCAAATGCCTTATTACCAAAGCTGCGACGCACCACCGCGCCAGACATCGCCCGGTATGTCTTGACTGGGTATTGGCCTAGCTGGAAGCTGCGGGCCGATGGCTTTAGCGCGGGGAAGTTGGCCATCAGATGCCCACCTTCCGCCGCGTAGAGCTACTGTTCTGGATGCGATCAAGCGTCATTGTCATGCCGCGTTTGGCGCCATCTCGTGTTGCGTTACGCCTGGTCTCAGCCATCGCGGATTCAAGCTGCTCACGGCTGACATACTCTACGCCGTTGATCGTGGTGGACTGGAAGCTCATGTTAAGCACTGGGCTGCCGCTGCCGCCGCCTTGCTGGCGATCCATCGCCTCGCGCAGTCCGTTGGCTTGGACGCCGAGGCTACCGTCAGCGCCGCGACTGAGGGGCATGATCGCCTCAGGGCCAGCCTCGCCCATTAAGCCAGTGCGCATGGCGCCGCCATCGGCGAACTTAAACATAGTCGGCGAGCTGACGATGGAATTGGTGAAGGCGCCGCCCTTGGCAAACAATCCGCCCGGCGTAAGACTGCCAGTCATCGCACTTGGGTTGAAACTAAAATCAGTCGCTTGAGTATTGGTCAAATTGGCGCCTCCGCCGCCGCCAGCCACTGCACCTAGCGCCTTAAGGATCGTTTGCAGGATGATCATTGTGATTTGCTTTGCAATGATCTGCGCAGCCATCTCAAGGAACATATCCGCAACCGACTTGAAGAAGCTACCTAATGCTTC